TTGGTTTACCCACAAGCTTTCAGGAAGCGTCCAATCTTTTAAAGATAGGTCCATACTCACAACCAAATAGAGTGTCTTCAGGCATTCGCCCATAACCCTCTCTACTCGTGCCTTACACCCGCTTAAGAGTTGTTCAGCCACAAGGCCAATCAAAGTTCGAATCTTTAATTGTTTTAACATATTCTGTATAATATATCACACTTTAACGAATTTGTCAAGTGTATTTTGATGCGTTATATATTTTAAATTTTTTAAACCTGTCCACTCGCTTATAGCAGAACTAACTGGTGTATTTCCCTTATCACCGTCTGGATTAACTTTATAAAAGGTAATTTTAGGGTTTTCTGATATAAGTGTTTTCCATTGATTTATCCAATTGACAGATGGTATTGGTCCAGCCTCTGGTAATCCATAATGTTTAGTGCCTTTGTACATATTATTAATTTTATGTGTATCACTTACTAAATCGTGTCCAATCAAATACATCTCTGTTAAATCTTTTTCTCTAATTGTTGCAACTCTTCCACTTGACGCACCACAAGCCCAACCTCTATCTCTTTGACCTTCTACCAAATCATCTAAATTATGTGCCTTGTCATTCTCATTAGTCCAACTAACATATGTTGTTGTGTGATTAACATTCTTTTCTACAATTTGTTTTTTTTCTAATTTTGATTTTAAAATGTTTACTTTACCTGATAGATTTGAACCATGAAATACAAACTCTTGCTTATCGCCTTTATCATTTTCCATTTTATTAGATTGATATTTGTCAATTAACTCTTTATCTTCATTCTTCATATTACCATAGACTAACATATCATATGTTGGTGCTGGTATTCTAGTCCAATTTCTTAACCATGTTTCGTTAGTATCACAATAACCACTTTGATATATCTCATGCATAATTCCATGGTCAACAGCAGTCAATACATCTGGTGTAAAATCTCTATACAAAGCATTACAACCATAAGTCTTTCCATGTGGTTTGAGTATTCTTAAATCAAAAGATTTTCTACTCTCACCATTTCCTATACAAAATACTCTAGTCGCCATCTCTTGTTACCAAGTTATCAGGTTTGTCTATTGGTAAACCCATTCTGTTAAACCATTTTCCGTTAGCATGAAATACATGACCTAATGTACCATCACTTAACTTAATTGATCTTTTGTCTATTTTGTTTTGATAGGTTGTGCCATTTTTTAAAATAAGTTTTAATCCACCGTGTATATCGCCATATATTCTATCTATGACTTTATCCCCTATCTTATTTGATTCTGGTATAATGTTTTCACTCATTTATAAAAACTTCTTTCATAATCAATTTACACTCTGTCACATTAAAGTTAAAAAATGGTTTCACTCTGGTAACCTTAGATGCGATTTCAGGCCAGACAAACTTTTCTTTAATTTCCACATTCCAATTCTTAACAAACGATAAGAAGTAATCCAAAACGACTGCGGTTTGGTATCCGATTTTCTTTTGAATAAGTAACTGTAAAAGTCTAGGATGCTGTCCATTAGGAGAGCGTAAACCATCATCAAAAGAAAGCCCACGAGAAATAAAGTCATTACTAATAGATACGCAATCATTTCTAAAGTGATAGGTAAATGCTTCTTTACGTTTTCTATAATCCATATAAACATCTTTACCATCGTTTTCCAAAAGATTACCAACCCATCTCTTGCTATCTGCAAGAAAGTTAGCAACAAAGAAATCAAGTATATTATCTTGTCCATATTTTGTACTTAACTTATGAAAAAAGTATCTATCCTTTCTCTTTGTAAAACTATCAAGTGTTGCATTAACTTTTCCACCATACTTTATATAGTCATATGACTTTGATGTAAAATGTAACTTGACACCAAGATAAACTTTATATACATCAAACCCACCATACATTATATTGGTAATTGACCACCTTTTGAAAATTTTAACATTTTCAAGTTAGTGGCTTCTAATTTTATTTTTTCTTTTAATGATTTTGAAACTAATGATGATATAGTTCCTGTGTCAATATCGTTTTGTTCACAATACCATACGATGGCATCCATATAAGATATTCTTTTCTCTTTTACTATACTCTCTATATTTAAACTAAATTCTTTACTGTTCATAAATTCCATTCTATGTGTGTTGGCTACTGACGCTAGCGTTCACCAACACTGTTGCAACTCGTCTTATGAAGCCAGGTAATTATCTAATGTTTTTTGAAATTTACCAGCGTGTGACTTCTCTGCTTTGGCTAATGTTTCAAACCAATCAGCAATTTCATCAAAACCTTCTTCTCTAGCAGTTCTAGCCATACCAGGGTACATATCTGTGTATTCATGTATTTCACCTTTTACTGCTGATTTAAGATTGTCTTCAGTTCCACCCATTGGTTCACCAGTTGCTGGGTCACCTACTTCTTCAAGGTATTCTAAATGACCATGAGCATGACCAGTTTCACCTTCGGCAGTTGATCTGAATACTTGTGCTACTTCAGCAGCGCCTTCAATGTCTGCCTTTTGAGCAAAGTACAAATATCTTCTATTTGCTTCTGATTCACCTTGAAAGGCAGCTCTTAAATTATCTTTTGTTTTACTATCTTTTATGTCCATAATATTCTCCTTTATATATTAATATATTACTCAATATATCACATCATATTGATTTTGTCAACCTTGATTTGGTATTTCTGTGATTAAATCAAACGTATGGAACATAATACATCTTTGAAGTCCATTCGGTATATCTAACACAGCAATACTTTCTGTACTGTCTTCATTAATCATATAAGTTACCATAAAAACTGGTTGGCCTTCTTTTGTCATAGCTTCTCTTCCTAATGATAGGTGAAAAGGTTTAAAGTTTTTATGGTCTATATATTTTTGTATGCTTTCTGGTGTACCACACAAAGATGGTAGTTGTTCTATATAAACTTCTCCAGTAAAATCTTCGTGTTCAGCATTTGCTGATAACACAAATAAACTAAAGAGTAATCCGATTATTATTTTATTCATTAGCCCTCTCTATGATAAAATGTGGGCCACTTGTTTGATTAACTTGCTTTGATTTTATCTTTGTTTAGTTCTTCATAATATTTATATTTGTTACAATTGTAATTCTTTTTTTATCACTATGGACTATAGGAACACTATGTTCCGTTACTGCTGGAAATATAAAAAAATCGTCTTCTTTTGTAAATAGTTTATAATTTTTATATATCCAAGAATTTTCAATTAAATTTGAATTTAAAGTTTCATATAAATTAGGGTGCATATTTTTGATAAATTTAGCATAATCATTTGTATTATGAAAAACAGTAGTGTCCTTGCTATTTTCGTCTAATTTTAAAAAATGTATGGTTGTAAATTGACAATTATTATGAATATGCCTCATCATTTGAGATCCCTTTTTCATTACTGTATAATTTACAAAGTAAAATTTAAATTGATATGGTTGATTTATCAAACTATCAAAATAATTTTTAATTTCATTTTCGTAAATTTTTGCTAATGTATCATAATTAGGTTTTTCAAAATTTTTATTATTTTCGTCCTCTAAAGAGTGATGTAAATTATTAGATTCATATTCATTAAGACCATTTAATCTTGTCCATTCATTTCTTTTATTCGATCTAGTATAGTTTTTTAAAATGACATCTAAAATTTTAGACTTATCATAACTTTTAGGATCAATATTTTTTTGATAAACAGGAAATCCAAATAATTGTTTTATCATTTATTTAATTTTTCATAATAGTCATAAAAATATTTGATTAACTTGCTTTGATTTTATCTTTGTTTAATTCTTCATAATATTTATAAAAGTCTTGTATAGCCGTTTCTAGTTTTGACATATAATCCTTTTTCTCTCTAATATATGATGATACAGTACCGTCTTCAGCAGCAAGTAATATAACAATTTGTTCGATTGGTTTACCAAACATTTCTTCGTACATAATAGCATATGCAGTTGTTTGTAAGAAGTAGTTTTCAATCCAATCTTCTTGTCGTTCTT